CTCCATCTGTGGTTTGTGTATTATTTCTGATTAGCCCTCTGCGGTCATAATCTTGATAACTTCGTCTGGAAGCGGAAGTCTCGGTTCTACACCATCGTCTGCTTCGGCAGAAGAAGGATCTTTACCATACAGGATCTCTTCAAGAGCAGCCAGTTTCTTAGCATCGACCTTGGTAGAATCGAAGGTGAGAATAGAAGTAGGCTTCAGCTTCTTTCCATCGATTAAGGTTGCAATCTCGACTGGTGTGGTGCTGAACTCCCAGGATAAGGTAATAGCTTCCGGGCTGTCATTTACAGTGGAATAACCCTTCTCAGAAGGAGAAGCTAAGCAACCATAAACGAGATGAAGCTTATAGCCGTAATCATTGGAATCAACATCGTTACCGAGAAGTGTCTTGTAAGATAAGCCGAACATCTTACGGTTCTGCTGTCCTGCAAACACTCCAGGGGCGATTTCTTTGGAACCATCGCACTCTGCGAACTCATCCGGTGCCATATAAGCTTCGATTGTGCCGCCAAATTCCTCTGCAGACATAAGGTTCAGATACTTGATGTTGTCTGCATAAATTGCAGTAGGTTCTGCTCCAGACGGGCTCTCTGTTACGGTGCTAAGACCGTTCCATGCGGTACCAGAGTTATATACGCCACCGGTCTGAATCGGGTAAAGGACGCCCTGGCTGACACCGGTCTCATACAGGCGCTCGCCAGTCTTGTCCCAAACGAGTTTCTTTTTCATAGAATTTGTCCTCCTTAAAAGAATATTTCAAAGACATCATGGTTTAAGTTGTCTTTCGTATAATGCCGATTGAATCGACTTGTCGGCATAGATGCTACTTTGCCAACGAGAGAACTATCCGGATCACTGTCAATGACTGTTACCGAATACTTTCTCGCAGACAAATAAACCCCGTTATTCGCAAACGTATTCTCGATATCGTCGAGAGCGTAAACGATGGCGGGGTATTTCATTTTTACCGATGACGGTGGTTGAAAATAAGCACGACACTCTGGTCCTTTGTTTGGACACGAGAGGATGTCGCATAAAGCATTATGCAGTTTCAGTCGTCTGCTCATTGTAG